GATCACACCAGAAAATACACGTGGAAAGAAATACTCATATACAGAGGATTTTCTAGGCCGTCATTGCTATTTTACAGAGGATACGCTCAAGGTAGACTATGATCGTATATTTGATGACGGTGAACCTGTACCCACTACATTTTCTTGTCTTACCTATAACATATGGGGATTAGCACGGACAGAAGAACAAAAACATCTGTTTGAACTAAGACAACCCCTCTTGGAAAGAACAATTCGTAAAAGCGGAGCCGATCTCTTATGTTTACAAGAGATGAGTCAATTCTCTTATGAGCGCTTATCTACGCTTATTCGTGAATATCCCTTTGCAAGTGAAATCCCGTATATTGCTGTACCAGGAAGGAATCGCGCAGTGGATACTTATTTTTTATCAAAGTACAAACCTTCCCGTGTAACCTTATATGGTCTTCCTGGTGTATTAGGATATAATGACTGTGTTCTTGTAGTGGAGTTTTCGAACTTGGTTATCTTTAATCTGTATAATCAGGCAGGAAGTCGTAGCAGTCCTGGGCAAGAGCATAAATGGATACATTATTCTCGCTGTCGTTACGATATATTACAGACAATATATGATATTATTATGCGAAGATATACTGATAGAGATGTGATTCTTTGCGGCGATCTGAATTTTCATCTTGATGGTCGTATTGAAGACTGGCCAGAAATAGAAATGCTTACTAAATACAAGACTTTGGGATTTATCGACACATATCGTGCCTTAAATCCAGATGAAGGTGGATTTACAGAAGATACAGATCGCAATCCTATGCGCTGGAATCAGAAACTTATTGAAAAACATTATCGGTATGACGGAATTTTCTATAAATCTGTTAGTTCAGTTCCGCATTCTTCTGCCTTAATCGGAACCGAGTTTGAATGTATAGATACTGTTGAGTCTAAATGGTTTATTGAGAAAATATCAGAAGTTGTTCCTGATGAACTAGATAGACTTATTCAATGCCCACCTGATAAGGATCACAAAATCAGGCTACCCATCAATCCATCCGATCATTTTGGTGTACTTACAGCTTTTGGAGCAAAAGAAAAGGCTGGAGGTAAACGAAAACAGAGAAAAACACGTCGTAAGAAGAAGTCAATACGCAAATAGAAGTCCAGCACGTCCACCATACACACGTAGAATATTATAGGTCTGAGCCCAGACATTCAGATTATAACGAGGTACATCATTCGGATTCACAGAACCACGATTTGGTCTTAGACCGAGGAGTAAATCAATACTAATAATTTTATCTAAATTTGCTTCTCCTGACGGCAGAGATGGAGGAATAAATCCATGCTGTAAACCGAAAGGAAGTGTATAGAAATATCGGTTCACCCATGGGCTTTTCTTCATTTCAAAAGAGGGTATAAGAGAACGAAATACAGAGGGCGAGTCAGTCCAGTAACGTGATAATTTCCCTTCATAAACAAGTTCGAGCGAAGACAGTGGTTCTGATTCGCGCGTACTAAATCCAGGACTATAGTCGCCAACACCATATACATTCAGCCCTGAAGCATCAGGCCACCAAGGTGCTATAGGAGCATCCGCGCCAGACAGATCTCGTGTTGCTAAGAAGGGCGCATTATATCCTGCACTTTCCCATCGTTGTAAATAAAAGAACAAGTTGCGAGTTGGATTCGGTATTTTAAGAGGAAACTGAACACGCGGAAGAGCCTGTGTATCAAGAGTATCAAAAAGATAATGTTGAGGAATCGGTAGTTGAATATCCGCTATGCGGAATTGATTTGCTTCAGGTTTATCCAAATACACATATTCAGCCATAATATATGTCTCTCCAAGTGAAAATGTAGAGGGCATTTTAATGCCAGGAATTGGATATACAGGCATAGCCTCATTCGGATTTCCATTTAGCCCATAGACTAGTTTTCCATTATCATTCTTGTAATAAAAAGGACTTTCAGTAAGAGGAAAATAACGATCGCCTGCTGCAGGTGTATAGTTTCGAATTGTATCCGTTGTTGTTTCAACAGTTGTTGTAGATATAACAGTGTTTTTTCCTGGAACTTCAACACAAGCATGGCTTGTTTTTTGATTCTTACCAGACAGATGTTCATCAGACATAGTAGGTTTAACTTGCCCCGTGCTTACAAATAGATTATTTATACTGTTAAATGTTATATTCAATACAACACTGTCGGCTTGTATGGCATCAATTGGAAGAAAAAGGCCAGAATCTCCAGAAGAAAACCAAAAGGGAAGAGGTGTAACAGCAACAGTTGGTGTAGATCCTAGACCGAAAGATCCAGGAGTAAAGCCGTTATCTTTTCTCGGTAAGATTTTATTCATGAGTGTTGTCTTTTCAAGTGGTGTATAAAACTCATCTAGGACCTCTAGAAGTCGACCATCAAGACGGTCGCATCGAGATCCTCCAATATCAATGGTCGCCTCTGAAAGAAGAGCATGGCCAAGTGAATTCGTCCAGCCGAATGTTGGACCAGCGAAAATAACACCTGAAGCATCGCATACCGCCCTTGCTGCCGCTTGTACTGATCCAATATCAGGCATTGTAGTGACTAAATAGAGTCTAGACAGGAGATGTCCTTTTCTAGGTATAGTTAAACTGAATTTTCCACCAAGTCTCGGTCGTAGATCAAAATCAAGTCTTGTAAATTGTGTTGTAAAACGGCCAGCGCGAATAAATGCTTTCAAAAACATTTTAATCTGGGGGTTTGATGAATGTGGTAAAAGACGATCGTCTTGAATACCACTATTTAGAACCCTAAGCAGTGCGGCCACCATCTCTTCTTTGAGGGTATCTTTTACTTAGGCTGGATTATCATCTTCTGAAGGAACTGGTGTCGCAAGTGGAGGAGAGGGTACCATTATACGACCAACACCTCCGTCGTAAAGAACTTGATGAACATTGCTAAGTTCTGGATACTCTTCGACATGAAGACCCTGAATTGCTTCAAAGTCTTTAGTATAGATACCATCGATCATGCAGAAGATGACCTGGTCAACTAAAGATAGGAAATCGTCTGGAACCTGATCTTTAATTCTTTCATAAATATCCCTCATTTTAAACTGTATAATTGGTATATATTTGAGTATATCATTATTAAAATTTCCATCTGGACTCTTCCATAAAACATGAAGTTTCCAATCGCCATCATGCCAGCGAATAAATGTCCCTTCCCATCCTAACTCGTGAACCGTCCATCCATTCTGAATCTCCCCACTAGATCGCAGAACAGGAAATCCATTTTCTAGTGACTTGAGTACCCTCAGAAATCGCCCAATAATCTCATGATTAAGAGCATCATCCAATCGAATAATTTTATCTTCGTGGAGTTGCGCATTACAGTCACGTTGACCCGCTGAGATATGGTCATTGCAGCATTTCAGACCATAAAGTCTCTCTATTAATGCCACTTTTGTACTAGGTTTCCCACAATAGAAACATATGTTTGCCGTCATAACAAGTCTTCGTGGTTTTAGAACACTGTAGCATGGATCTTCCATCGTTACTATTAAAAACGTACGGTTAATCTTCAATTTTATAACATTGAGATGGATAGTATGAATGTTACAGGATTTCTTTATAATGATAGTCTTGTTTGGACATTAACTACATCAGGTTATAAGTTTTTTACTCTAAATCTCTACAAACATCTTCAAAAGATCGGTGTTCCCTGGAAACTTGCTATTATTTGTTCAGATGTTCCATCTTATAGATTTTTCATACAAGAGGGTATTCCGTGTATTCTGTATACAAAGGCACAGCGTGAAAGCATGGGAAAACAGTTACTTTTTGGAACAAAGCCATTTCAGGAAATTAATTTAGTTAAACTCGATATTCTCTCTCTATTTGCTAAAAGTTCCATAATAAAACGATGTATCTATATGGATGGAGATATCGTAGTCAAAGGGGATTTTCTTCCTGATCTTTGTACTCGTCTCGAAGAAACACCTCTTCTGTTTCAATGTGATGAATCGGAAAAGGGGCCATGTAAAACACCATGTAAGAATTGCTGTACAGGATTTATTGCCTGGAAACATGGACACGATGGAGGAATTTTTACAATGAATGACAGAGCGCTCTGGAATTCTGCACCTGAAGATCAGCGATGGGTAAATACGAAATTACAGGGTATTCCTTATTCAACCCTTCCTCGCGATCTATATCCAAATGGAATTTTTGTTGATCAAGACTTGCCTTATCTTGTTCTTCATTATAATCATTTAGTTGGAAATGCTAAACTGATAAAGATGAAGAGAGGTGGTAATTGGATTATACCCTACCTATAATGTATCACAAAAGCAATTACTAAACATACCATCGCAAATTTTAGACTAAATTCGTTCATATCTGATTTAGTCTGAAACCCCTCTTTTAAAAGTTCTTTATCAGAACTTTCAAAGCCCGCCGAATAATCAGCATCTGAGTTTATTATATCACTTTTACCAACCTCTTGATATGCAAGTTTAGGGCGTGTACAGACCATTCTTAGATTTTCAGAATATAATATATCAATTTCTTTCTCCTCAAACCCTAAAATCTTATCATATGCAGATTTATTAATAAGACAAAAGTGAGTAGCATATGCTTTTATTTTAAAAAGTGGCGGCTCAGATTGAATCTTCTGAATATCACGAATAAAGGTGGGTCCTCCATTAAAAATATCCCAGTTATCACGCTGTTCCCAAAGTGAAGGAAGTAATGCTTGAAATCTAGATAAAGCCCCTTCATCTAGCCTACAGTCATCTTCAGTAATAAGAAACCATTCGTAATTATTATCTCTTGCTTGTTCAACACATTTCAAATGAGACATATAACATCCTTTCCATCCTGGCGATGCTTTTACAGCAGATATACGTTGTAAAGGTACAGGCCATCCAACGAAACTTTTTTGTATACCTTCCCATCGATCTGTTCGTTCATCAAGATTTATAACAAGGGTGGGAGGAAACTCCATCTATTAGTATTAAAACATTAATCTTCAAAAAGAGGATTCGCCATTCCGTTCTGGAAGCGAAGCCAATTTAGTGCCATACAGAAGACTTTGACTTCCCATTCTATACCGCCAGTCCCCTTAATTTCAAGTATGAGTCGTAGACTTTGAACTTTGCTTGCATTCAACGTTCCACTCGGTTGATGACTTCCAGGATGACGAGCAAATGGATATCCATAGATAAATTTATTATAAGGTATTATGCCACCATGATGGTGCCTAGCAATCAGTTCACGATAATAATCTTCTGATGCTTCACAAATCGTTACTCCATTTACTTGAAGTGTAGCATAGGTTAAAAGTGGCTGTGGCATATTATAAACAGGATCATAATCCTTTTCTAAAACACTTCCATAGTTTGTCCACTCATTATTTATATCAACATCTTTGCGACGAATAAACCAAATAATTTCTTCAAGTGGATGATTTGCTTCAAGAGGAAGAGTTATACGAATTGTATCTGTAGTATTATTCTTTGAAACTGTATACTTGAGAGGTTCTGTAAATGAAAAGGTCTGAACTTCACGATGAAGAATTTCAAAGGGTTGACGAATCATTGCCTGACGTGTTTTTCCTGAGATAAGAGATCCCATTGTTAACAGACGAACACTTTCAAACTGGGGCTCACGCATATTTGTTTGAACATCTACAAACTTGTCAAATGGAAACGATTTGTCTTTAAAGGTTACAGTTGTATTAATAGGAGTTTCCGTACATGAATTACGATATCCACGTAATTGACGTATACAGTCTTTAAATGTACGAAATGTAACATGAATACGCATAGATCCTTCTTTTACAGCAATCATAGGAAGTGCTTCACGAAGTTTCGTGCGCATGAAAAAGAAGGGTAGGATACAATGAACTACACCATCTTCCGTAGGATAGATGCGTGAAGGAGACCAGTTCATTAATCGAGGAATTGACACTCTACCAATATGATCACTTGCAATACCAACTTGCGTATTTAGATCAGGAAATAACGTTGAAAACATATTTATAAAGTCTCCATCAATCTCTTCGATTGTTTTTCCATCGATCTCTAATTCTGCTTTTTCAATAAGAATACTACCAAGAGAATTTGCATAAAACCATGCTTGTGTAGGATCCACATAGACATACCGTCCCGATTGAATAAAAAGACGGGTTGTTG